AGACATACCTTTAAAACAGAAGAAGATTATAAGTCAGCAGCGGAGCATTGGGATAACAGAAGAATAGAGATAAATGAATTGTATAGAGAAGGTATGGGGAAATACAAAGATCTATTTAAGTTTGTAGTGCCAATCCAAGAAAGAATGGAAGAGCAGGTAAAGGATTTCTTTAGTCCAGATTTTGAAATATACAGCGAGCTTTGGGAAATTGTAAAGTGGTATTATCCACATTTACAAGAACCGCATGTAGACTTTATTGATCCAGACTTTGACGTATCATCAGTAGATATAAACTCTGTTCCAGAGCAATGCAGATATTTTTTTGATGAAAAAAACATATCAGAATATAAAAGGCTTTTTACAAATAAGATATATACTTCAATGCTTTATTTAAATGATAATTTTGAGGGAGGAGAACTTTTCTTCCCACAGCATAATGAATATTCAATTAAGCCTGAAGCTGGAATGCTCTTGGTATTTAGCGGAGACATTAATACAATGCACGGCATCAGGCAGATAGAGTCGGGAAATAGATATACCCACACCACCTTTTGGACAAAAGATTTATACAAGTCGAGCTTAGTAGCTATTGATAAAAAAAGAAATAAGTTTGATATAAATACAATCATTGACTAATGAATTGATATTATATATAATGTAAATAAGGAGATAAAATGAATCAGCCAGAAGTATTAGCACCAGGAGTTTTGGTGTACAGAGATATATTTAACAAAGACATGAATCTAATAAATAGGCTAGAAGAATGCTTGTCTTCTGATCCAAATGCAGAGGGAGTTGGGTATTCAGATTCCCCACATTCTACATACAAGTGGAAGCAGGCTACCACGGGGTATGCCAATAACGATTTAAAATATAGGGATGCTTTTGATTTTAAGGTTAAGAAGAACAAAGAAAATGACGAAGGGAAAAGTCCAGATCAAATAAAACTAGAAAAAATTTGGGAAGACTCTAAGAACGCTCAGATAGGCCCAGTTGAAGATTATAGACAAAAATTTAATGTTGCTCCTTTAAAATACTGGGAGTCTTTTAACTTTGTTAAATACGGTCCAGGACAACACTTTCAGGTACACTCAGATCATGGGTATTCTTACATATGCGTACTGTCATCGGTTGGATATATTAATGATGACTACGAAGGCGGAGAGCTTTATTTTGATAAATTTAATTTAAAGATAAAACCAAGAGCTGGAGATCTTTATCTTTTTCCATCAACATATTTGTTTTCACATGCATCGCTTCCAGTTACAGAAGGAACAAAATATTCAATAGTAACAATGCTTGATTATTTAGAGGCACCACATACACCAGATTATAGAGAAATAGAAAAAAGGTATACTGACGGCTATGCCTAAAATAAATGTTTATAAAACAGGAATTAGCCCAGCTAAAATTGAGCAGATCTCTGTAAAAAGAGAATGGATGGATAAAACTGCAGATAGGCATGCCTACAACTGCTTTCCAGTAAGTTTGTCCAACACTTTAGGCTGGGGTATATCCTTTCCAGAAGACATATCATTTATTTGGGATGGAATCTCAGACAGCTCTCCAGACCATGTTAAGATACTTTCTGGGGAAAAGTATTGCAATTCAAATAGGTCTAATGGAACAGTTAGCTTTATAACAGGGTTAACACTTAAAACAGATGAAGACATAACAACTTTAATAATGCCGCCCCCTAATCATTTTATTGACGGAGCACAATCTTTTACCACATTATTATCAACATCCTTTTTTTCAGGAGAGGTTCCTTGTGTTTGGAGAATTACATCTCCAGGAAAAGTTATAACGATAAAGGCAGGTACTCCAGTTGCGAGCTTAATTCCAATATCTCTTTCGGCACTCAATGAATTTGAAGTAGATCTCTACGACGGCTCTGGGTATGTAGGAGCTCCTTTTGACGGAAGAAGGTATGGGATGACAGTTGATAAGATAAACGCTTCTGGAAACTGGGCAGGTTTTTATAGAAATGCAACAGATCATGAAGGCAATAAAATCGGACAGCACGAAACTAAAACATTAAGGCTAAAGACTAATGTCAAATAAAATTACGTTTCATTCTAATAGACTTTATAACATAATAACAGAAGACTATCAGCCAAAGCCTGCAAAAAATTTAACACCAGAATGGTTTAAGCAAGCAGACAAGTTTGAATTAAATAAACAGACAGGCGAGTATTGGCCAAACTCAGAAGGTGGCTTTGTAAGAAGTTTTAAGTCTTGTCCAGGCCTGCTAGACATATTTATAACTGGATATTTTTATGTTACGCCATGCGATATTGTTTTTAGTAAATTAGAAAATGGAGATGTTATTGCAACTCCAGAGCCAGGTTACGAAGATTTTGTTGGGAGCAGGGCCCCCATGAATGAATTTCCAGTTCCATATGGATATCTAGACAGACACTTTCATTGGTACCCAAACTGGGCACCAGAAGTTCCAGATGGCTATAGTGTGCTTTATGTAAATCCAATTAATAGATTTGATTTACCGTTTATAACCACCTCTGCTATAATAGATAATGATAAGATGAATACCCCAGGATTAATTCCATTTTTCTTAAGGGACGATTTTGAAGGCAAGATTCCAAAAGGAACCCCTTATCTTCAGCTAATACCTTATAAAAGAGAAGACTGGAAAATGGAGCCAAAGTTTCACGACATGGCTTCTTTACAAGAAAGACATAATGCACAGGCAAAAAAGTTTAGAACAAAAGACGGCGGAGCATACAAGCAAACCGTACGATCTCTTAAAAAATATGAATAGGTGAAAAAATGCAACCAACTAAAAGAGCAAGATATGCAAGAGAGACCATCACACCATCTGGGTACTTTGGTAATTCTCCAGATAATGTAGTAGAACTAGAAGATATGGTAACGCCAGAAGAGCAGGACTATCTACTAGAGTTTGCTAGAAATAATACTGTCTGGGATGTAACTGAGTCACAATGGAATGAAAATGGAAATATAATTTATGACCATAGAGTTTGGGAAGATCGAGTTGCAACAAGAGACACTCTTTTAAAGGCAGATCCGACAGGCGAAGTTGTAGCAATTCTAGGTCGGGTTATTGAAAGAATGACACCACATATTAGAGAAAAGTTTCAGGTTGAAGTAACTCCTACAGACGCTGCAATTGTAAGATGGCCTAAAGGAGCAATGCAATTTCCACATGCAGATAAAGAGCTACATGAGGGTCCAGATGCAGGAACCCCAAATGAGTTCCCATGGTATGACCTAGGCACAGTATTTTATTTAAATGACGACTATGAAGGTGGAGAGCTATTCTTCCCATTACAAGATATAAAGTTTAAGCCAAAACCAAGAGCGGCATACTTTTTCCCAGGAGATAAGAACTATATTCACGGGGTTACAAAGGTTACAAGTGGGACTAGATACACTGCCCCATTTTTCTGGACTATTACAAAGTTAGGGTTAGAAGAGAATGACAAATAATTATGACTACACATCTTTTGAGTTACTTCCAAATGTAAGAATTTATCAGGGATTACTTCCAGATGCTGACAATCTTTATGACATAATGAAAAGATCTGAAAGAACATCAGAGGGTAAATACTATTTAAGAAATTGGGACGAATGGTCAATATTTGGAACTTATTCTCAGCAAAAGCATAATGAAACAGAAGCTAGAGAATTTGGCGAAATGTATGATCAAGAAAAACATTTGTCAGACAGAGTATATGAAGCTTATAATACAGCAATTGAAGATTATGTAAAGACACATAATGTGGTTATGCCACCAACTTCAAAACTAATGACATCTTCTTTTTCTAAATATAATACAAATATTGATAGCATGAAAAATGAAATGACAATGCAATATCATACAGACTATATAATTTCTGAAAGAGACATGCCAGGACCTAAATTTCTTTTAACCTGTACAACATATATTAACGATGATTACGAAGGTGGAGACATCGAATTTATTGTAGACGGAGTTTACTATCCATATAAGCCAAAAGCGGGAGACATCCTTGTATTCCCATCTACAGAGCCATACTTTCATGGAGTAAGAGTTATTACAAAGGGAGAAAAGTTTTTTATTAGAAACTTTATTCAACACTATTTTGATGGTACCCCAGAATGGTTAGGTAACCAGAGACACTTCGGTGCCTACAGATGGGCAAAAATGGAGTCAGATAGAATTGAAAAAGAAAACCCAAAAAACATGAGGTATTCAAATAGAAAGCATTTAGGATATGAGTCATGAGTATTCCAAAAATTAGGGATGAATTTTTCATAGTAGAAAATTTTATTGATAAGGATACTTGTGAAGCAGTAATTAAATACTTTGATTATCTTGTAGAAAACAAAGTATTAAAGTGGAACGAGATATCATTCTATGGATCACAAGCTATGGGTTACTGGCCGACAGACGACAGGCTAAAGCTGTTTGGCCTAGATGCAGATTTTTTTGGGCAGCTTAAGCAAAAAATAAAATCTAAAACAGAAGAGCTGCTAGGGTTTGAAGTTAACGAAGTTAGCTACCATGCACAAAGATGGATCGAAGGAGCATTTGCAGACTATCATTCAGACAACTCAGATGAACATGGAAATCCAACTGCTTTTGAAAAAAGTAAGTATGCAGTGTTTATTTACCTCAATGATGATTTTGAAGGTGGTCATTTAAAGTTTAAAGATGGAAGCATAGACATCAAGCCAGAGATTGGCCTTGCTGCATTTTTTGCTGGTGGACATCAAAGAGAACACATGGTTACAACAGTTAAAGGCGGAATCAGATATACTATCGGATCTTTCTGGGATGATGCAAGTTGCGTATACTCAGAAGAACAAAAACAAGCTTGGGCTGATGAGCTAAAGCAAGTTAGAGCAGAGCAGGAAGAGCTTTATAAAAAATGGGCAACTCCAGAAGGCAAGCCATCAATGCCAAAGGGTAGAGAATGATAATAAAAGAAGTATTAGCAGACAATCTATATTATTATAAAAAAGTAATCAAAGATCCAGCAGCACTAATTCAAAAGATTGAAGATCTAGATGGCAAGATAGAAAATAATACAACTCTAACCAACTGGACTCCATGGGTTTCAAGCACACAGCCAGACGATGTATTTGGTGAGTTTAAAGCTGGGGGATATAGAATCGGATACGATTTGTCACAAGACAAAGAGTCTTTTTTAATTATTGCAGAAATTCATGATGCAATATTGCAATGCATAGAAGACTATTCTTTTAGAACTCAAAAAGATCTAGGTTATCTGCCAGATGAGATCACAATTAGAAAATATCACGTAGGCGGGAAAATGGGTCCACACATTGATTGTGAAGAAGATGATGATGAAGCTAGGCTAACAGCATCTCTTGTTTTATATCTTAATGATGATTTTGAAGGCGGAGATGTAATATTTAGAGAGCAGGGAATTAACATTAGACCAGAACCAGGAAGTCTATTAATATTCCCATCAGTAAAGCCATATTACCATGAGTCTACTGAGGTGACTTCAGGATACAAGTATATGTGCCCAGCATTTATGTTTAAAAGAAGTAAGTTAAACTGATAGGTGGTATAATTAAAAAATGGCTACAACAGGAATTAATGGATGGCGCTTTCCAAGCTACTCGGACTCACCAGATGTCCCGAGAGACTTAGGCGTACTAGCAGCAGATATTGCTGCATTTATTGCAGCTAATCCAGGTCCACAAGGAACAACAGGCCCTAGAGGGTCTAGTGTTTTAAATGGCTCAGTAGACCCAGTTGCTGGAACTGGTGTTGATGGAGATTTTTATATTAACACTACAAGTAATGCAATCTTTGGGCCAAAGGCAAGCGGAGC